GTACTGTGAAAGAACATTAGTAGTTTCTTCTTCAGTCTCAATAGGCAACTGCTCGTTAACCTCTTTAACTTCTGTTTCTTCTACTATCGACTCTGGGACTACCTCTTCGGAAACTTGTTCTTGAACTTGTTCTTGAACTATCTCTTCGGGTTGTCCTAACCTACGAGCTATAAACTCGTCTGTTGATGTATTTGCCACAGGATTTGTTTCTGACTCTGCGATGTCAGGATTCTTTATATCTGTCATAATTTCCACTTTCTTTGCGCCAAAGCGATTGCGAATAAATTTATTATAACATACTACCCAAATCGTCTTTTGATATCCTCAAAGTTTACGAGTTGTAGTATTTGATCGTATGCTAATATTCTACCACTTACTTGATGTAAGTCTTCATAGTTTGCTTTATGCAACTCAGATATACATTCTTCTCTAAGCTGGTGAATATTTAGTATGAAAGTCCCAAAACTTTCATGATGTTCAAGTGCTTGTACTGCTTCTTCTAGTGTCATATATTTTGTGTATCAATATTACCCATAGCCGCAGGTTCTGTACCTATGCGACCAATTTGTGCATTTTGTTGTTGTTGCATCATAAAGGTATATTGACCACTATATTTCTCTAGTCTAGCCCTAAACATTTCATCTTGTGCCATTCTTTGTTGAACATCGGGCTGAGATACATACTGTTGTATTACTTGCATTGCAACTTGAGCGCCATTTGGTCTAGCAGGCATTTCAATACCAGCGAATATTTTAGCCAAGTCATCAGTAACTTGCTTAACCACTTGTTCCATTGCTGACTCTACTGGTTGTAGTATTTGATCAGCTAATACTGGATCAACAGAATTTGCTATAGCTGTGAGTAATTGGTCTACATTTATGCGACCATTTCTATCTAATGCAGTTAATGCTTGTATTTGTGCAAGTTTTTTCTCTTGTACTTCTGGGTCTGTATTTAATACATCATAAGATATAGTCACATCAAAGTCTTCGTTGGGATCACCTTTGCCAAATGTTTGTGGGTCAGGAGAACCTGTAACTCTAAAGAAAACACTATCGGGACCAAATCTTTGGAAACACTTGTATGCTAATTTAATTGTATCAGCACAATGTTTTAAAAATTTATTAGTTAAGAACTGTAGCTTTAGTTGGCTAATAGGAGTTCCATCTAATCCCATAAGTCTGTCGGCTTGTTGTTGTAGAGTTGTTTCAATCTCTACTGAGCCAGATGGTGGTGGTGGAGTTGGAGCAAAGTCCAAGTCTCCCTTTCTTCGATAAGGTATATATCGTCCAGGACCATAATCAGTTGGAGCTTGTCCAACAGGATGTATGATTGGAGGCAAAGTTGCTAGTGAGTTTCTATCAACTCTAGAATCTCTTTCAACTTTTACTTGGTTTTGTATACCACGAAGAAGATCAGGGGCAGTCATTGTATCATACAATCTTTTTGAATCCTCTGATAATTTAGTAACAACAATAGGATAATCCTCATAGCCATTTAACAATTCATGAATCGCATATGCAGGAGCATCATTGTTGCCGCTGAATTGTTTATGGAACACAGTATAGTATATCCCTTCTGAACCATCCTCTGGGTCGATTAATCGCTGATATCCATAAATTAATTCTATAAGGTCTTCTGCTTCGTAACCATAATCCTGGATTAAGTTACTTCTGCGACCTTCTTGTTCTTTTTCAATATCAGAGACATCTACACCTTTGTAGTTCTCTATCATTTCTCGAACAAAGTCTGCATCCCATCCATCTGTAGTAACTTTTAGCTCCAACTCTTGTGGAGTATAGAAGCTGCGCCAAAAACAATATGGTGCTTTCTGTGGGTCAGTAACATAAGCGGGGAAGAAAAAATCAAAGTCAGGGGCTAAAGTTTTAAGGTCAGGAGCATTTACTTGTCTTTTAACTATTGGAAGCTCTGCCTTACCTTTAGTCCTCAAGTCTTTGATAGCTTTCTTCGCCCTTTTCTCTGTTACTCCTTCAAAAATATTTTGCAATAAAGCAATAACCTCTGGTTCGTTCTGCCCGGTTTGTATTGCAGTTGCAACATCTGGAGACATCTGAGATATCTGAACTAAATCCAACTCTTGTAAAAACTTTCTATCTTCTCTTTGCCAACCAACATGGCTGATTAAGATGCCTCGCTCTAACAAATAGTTACAACCTAGCTCCATCTCTTTCTCAAATCTAGCGATGTAACCAGAGCTAATCATCCATTTAAGAAAACCAGATACTAACTTTGACCTAGCGATGTCACCAACTTCTACTGGGAATGCTGACACATTAGCTCTGTTAAGAGATGACATCAACAAAGCAACTAGTCTTTGTATTCTCTCATCAATAACATGGGCTTCCATGTCTGAAGCACCTTCCCATGGAAAAGCATCTGCTCCATGTTTGCGATGGTCTCGGCTTTTACCAGCCCAATAGTTTCTGCGATTATCGTAAGAATCTCTACATAAATCAAAGTATGGCTCTAACTCATTTACTGTTTGCTCGTAAGCATGGCGCAAGTGATTAATGTTTGGCTCATCTGAGATATATGTGAGTGACTCAGTAATTTCTTGGTCTTCCATATGTTTTTATTTTATCATTAACATCAAACGATCTTTGGGTCTATCATAACATACCTGTCATCTCTTTCTTCTTCTACATGAATAAATTGACCAGGTCTAGTCATTTCTGCATATTTTTTATTCATTAGTACAGGTACTACACCATTCTTTTCTTTTATGTGTACAAAGACAAATCTAGGATTTGGGGCTTTGTTTCTTATTCTACCACGATAGACTCTAGCTTTCTTGATTGCCATAGGTATAGTATCCTCTAGCAAGTCTTGCCCTATCTCATCTATCCAAGTATTCTTACCTTTACCTGTTATTGATTCTTCTGTTAAGTTATTAAAAGCTATATCCATAGCCTCGTCAAAAGGAATGTTGTAATCCTCTGCAATATCTTTTAGCCTTTTCTTAGCCATTGTTAGTACCCTCCCTTGGTATTCATTGTTGTTTCTAATTGTCGCCTCATTACATGGTTGGGGCCTTCACCACCATTTGTCATCCTAAGATATCTCATTACATCAAAAAAGTCTTTGAGGGCTTCGTCTGCTTTGCCCTTACTGCCATAGTTTATTAGTGAATCAATAAGGTTGCCGCAGTCTTCGTGGATATAACACATAGGTCTGTTCGCTTCATCTATTGGTACATTGGGGTTATAGCTAAACCATTCGTCTAGTGCATTGATTCCTACCTCTTCCATTCTACCATCACTAGCTATAAAGTTCATATTATAGTCATCAAATGCCCTAAATAGGTCTTCATTGTTCTCATTTTCCTTTGCAAAGAAGCGAGAGTCCCCAATCCTTTCGTATGGTTTTACATTTAACTCAGCCTCTATTTCCTTAAATAAGTCTACATATCCCTCGATATTGTACCCAATCTTCTTAGATGCTGGACCATATCTCCACTTTGGATCACCAAACAATGCCCACTCCCCATATGTATTCCTATCAGGGAACTCTTTTGCTATATAAACAACACCATCTTTATCTACACCTGCCCATATCGCAGTATAGTTTCTAGCACCCGCTGGGTCTACTACCATATATGTTGTGAACTCTCTTTGATTGGATATATCTGGAAAGCTCATGCCATACTTGTTTGGCTCTTTGCCTAGAACATTTACCTCTGTATTAAACAATGGTAATAAAGTAGTCATTGATTTGACTGGCACACCATATGCTCTAACTAATATCTCTTCATCTGGGCGATCCTTCAAGTCCTTTGCTATTCGGTCATAGCCCCCAAAAGGGTTTTCATCTGAATGTAAATAAACTACAGAGGCATCTCGCTTTGGACTATACTGTTTAATTGGCAATGGTTTATTATTTAGCAACTCAGCTTTTCTTGTTTCTTTGGTTTCTGCTCCTTGTAAGTAGTCTGATATAAATGGTGTGTACCCATCAATCGGAGTGAATCCTATCAATAGCTTTGAGTTCCTGGTCGCAAGACGAAACCTAAGAGTGTTAACAAGTGTAGCATCACCCAAGTATTCGTCTAACCATGTACCAATATTAAGAGCTGGCTCTTGTTTGAACCCAAATTCAAAACCCTCAAGTATTGTCTGATTGTTAGTAAATTGTGTATAAGTCTTAAAATCAACTCTAGTCCTAGTGTCAGGAAAGATAAAGCTACTACCAGTAAATCCATTCTGCATAGAAAAGTTAATATATCCCTCAATACTTTTGGTCTTCTTCTTAAACTCCTTGGGCATCATCTCCCATATAGCAGCCTGTTGTACCTTTACAGATGTATCAGCATTTTGCGAAAAGCATACAACATGACCATCATTGTTCTTAGTAACTGCCTCCATTACTATCTTCGCACACCCAGTTGTCTTACCAGATCTATTACCCCCAAGAACTAATACCTCATTTGTATTATACAAACCATCTCTGATTCTAGTCCAACCATCTAACTCAAACCCCAAATTCAATGGGTCTTCTACTGCCCAATTGATCCTATCCTCATATACTCTATGTAAATGCTCTAGTGTATCCCTATCATTCTCTAGTAACCAAACAATCTCTTCATCGCTTGGTGGGGTCATCATGGGGTGCTTGGTAAATCTAATCTCCATCGTCTTCCTCTATCTCCTCATTCTCCCATATGATATCTAGGATATCCATATTACCCTCCATATCTTCTTTGGTTTCATTGACCAACATCTTACCTACCTTGTAATTTGTATAATCATAGAACAAATCACCATCATCATCTAGAACTATAAACATATAGTTTGGAAAATGTTCTCCAAGATTCCCACGAATCCTATCAAATAAATCATCGTAATCGCTATCAATCATCTACATCTACCACAGTACCAGTTACTTGCTTCATTTCTTCAATTCGCCTTTTGGCGGCATTGAGAGTTTCTTCATAGTCTTCTTGTGTATAGACCTTTCGGTCTTCTGTAATCTGTGTGGCTTCTCCCCTAGCAGTTAGGGCTTCTCTGATTGAGTTAGCTTTTGCTATAGAAAGCTCCTTGAGGTCTCTGAATGTTGGTTCTAGCTCCCCACTTTCCATTCTAGTTCGGACTTGTTCTATCAAATCCTCTTCCAGGCTACTCATGTTCATATAGTTTTTGGCGGCAATATGACCAGATAGTTCTTTGAACTTACCCAAATGGTCAGCATAATCTGTTAGTACACTAATGACAGTCTCCCTATCATACCCATACTTTCTTATAAGCCTTGTCTGACTTGTGCCTGTGGAATAAAGATAGATAATATTCGCCACCTTCTCAGGGTCATACCTACTTAGGCTCTTAACCTTCATGGCTTCCTTCTCATCTGCTACCTCAGATATAGATTTCTGTATCTCTTTAAATAGCTCCTCTTTTTCCATAATTTAAATATTGATGTTATTTTACTTGACAGTCAATGTTATAATTAATAAATCTTAATGGGGTGTACATAATGATGTCTCTTGATTATCATAGGTGTTGCTTTAGGATTTACTCTCTCCCCTAGAGAGAGTGTACTTAAGTATACAAATAAGTAGGTAAAAAAAGAGGACTACCATTTCTGATAGTCCCCTAAAACCCATTAACTACACAGTTGGAATCGCCCAACTGCATAGCCCATCATTCATATTAATCACCCCTTGTCAAGCCCTTACTAAGCCCTTCATAAGCCCTATGAGTGAGGAATTTTTTTAGACCCCATCTTATGATATACAAGTTACCACCGAGCCGGGGCTACACCCGCCCCCGCCCGCTGGCACGATTGCGCACGACATTATATCCTTATCGGCTCGCAATGCTGATAAGTAAGGGGATTCCAGCTTGCCAGCAGGGTCCCAGACATGGTCCTGGGTGTCGCGGGGTGGTTGCCAGAGGGGTCGGGCAGAATCCAGGGTCCCTTGCCGCAATTCAAAACCTCGGAGTTCCATGAGTGGCAAATTTATTTCGGTAAAATCAAATGAGTTTTGGGTCTGAATCTCGGTGCAGTTTAGGGTCTGAATCTTGGGTCTGATATCGGTGGGCTAACTCTGGGAAGAGTGTCCTTATTTCGTGGGAGGGATTTGGGTCGGATTTGCCTCAAAATATATCCAGAAAATTATTTTAAAAAAAGTTATGTTTAGGCTCGACAAGATTTTGATTATACTATTTTACAGAAAAGCATCGGAGCAATTCAGTTCCTACTAACTAAAAATCTTATGATAAATCAAACACTAATAAAAGAGAGCGATTGCTCTTATTCAGCCGAAGACAATGCAAGCTATTCCATTCAAATTGTTGAATTGGATCATGAATCTTGGCTTTGGGTAGAAGATGTCCCACACAAGTACTTAGTCGGTCGTGTGGGTTATATAAATTACAATCCAAGGTTTTGTGGGTCAATCAATCCTTGTAGCACAATGGAACAAGCTGAAGCTAAATTTAAGGCTTTGTGCGAGCTTTATGGCTATGCAGAGCAAGAGGTAATCCAAGACACAGTCAAAGAAAGACGATATGATCCTTATCTCAAGAGATTCGTAGAAGGCAAATCTTGTGCAGATAAAAATGACTATCATTCAAGCATAGGAGGAGGTCAGTAATGAGAAAGTTTCTAGCAACTTGTAATACTTGGGGAACTTCTGTTGCGAATCCAATTTGCAGATGGGTCGACATTGACGAAGAAAACCAAGTCGATGGTCAAACTTGGCTAGGCGATTTCGGTATGTATTTAGTCTTAGACGAAGAGGTCACACCGAAGGAAGCCTCTGAGTTATTCTTTGCCCTTCTAACTCAAGCAGAAGGCTCTCACGATTACCGAGGCGATCCAATTACCGATAAGCCTACCGACTCTCTCACTAGCGAGAAAACCCTTAGGATATGGAAGGGGGAGTTTGCGAGATAAAGATTCATAGGAGTCTTGCTTCGGCAAGGCTCTCATTGAATTTTTAATTACAAAAATTCTAAACCAAAAATTCTTATGAAAATTAAACTAAAATCAAATCACACCGAGGAAAATAAAATCCTCGCTTCAAGTCCTTGGGTCAAAGCCGAAGGTCTTTTGCCTCACAGAATCGTCCTTCGCATTACTGGGAAAATGATTGATCTAAATATTAAGGGCTTAGATAGCTTCAAGCAAACTGAGTTTGTGATTCATACCGAAGTTCAGCACGATGTAGCTCATGGCTATCACGATACC